AATATGAGTTTTACACAGCCTACAAATTACAGAGTAAATGACCCATTCCCAGCAGAAACACATGAAAATGCCCTTGATAGAATGGCATTGCAAATACAGCAGATAGGAAGGCGATTAGATAGAGCTTTACTTAGACCAGAATCAGACACCACATCTGGCACATTGCCAGTAAATGCAACTCTCAAAGGTAAATTTCTTAAATTTAATTCATCTACTGGTGTACCAGAAACAGATACAGTGAAAGGTTTTACTGGTGGTAGTTATGCAAGTGGTACTGGTATAATAACATTTACTAGTGATGATGGGTTAGGATTTGCAACTTCTGATTTAAGAGGTGCATCCACGACAGCAACATCTAGTGCAAATGGTTTAATGTCTAGTTCTGATAAATCTAAACTAGATGCTATAGAAGCCAGTGCAACAGCAGACCAGACTGCGAGTGAAATACTTACATTGATAAAAACAGTGGATGGTGGTTCATCTGGTTTAGATAGTGATTTGCTTGATGGGCAAGAGGGAAGTCACTATTTAGATGCTGGTAATCTTACAGGCACAGTAGCAAATGCAAGATTAGATGCACAACTGCAAGATGTGGCTGGATTAGCAGTTACAGATAGTGGGTTTATTGTAGGAGATGGGTCTAACTTTGTTTTAGAAACTGGTGCTACTGTTAGAACATCACTTGGTCTTGGAACGGCTGCTACATTAGATACTGGCATATCCAACACAAATGTTCCTAAGTTTACGAGCGGTGTAGCAGATGATGACTTCTTGCGTGTAAATGGTACAGCCATAGAAGGACGTTCAGCTAGTGAGGTGCTGTCAGACATAGGAGGTCAAGCCTCACTTACTTTTGGTATATCAAATACCAATGCAGTAAAAATAGATAGCTCGTCCGTAGCTGATGACGAGTTTGCACGATTTACATCAAGTGGTCTTGAGAGTAGGTCTGCTAGTGAAGTTCTTTCTGATATAGGTGGACAAGCAAGTTTAACTTTTGGAATATCGAATACTAATGCCGTTAAGATTGATAGCTCTTCAGTAGCAGATGATGAATATGCTCGTTTTACAGCCAATGGCTTAGAAAGTAGAAGTACGTCTGAAGTATTGTCAGATATAGCAGCTATGCCTTTGGCTGGTGGTACATTTAGTAATGATGTAACATTTAGCGATGACGTTAAAGCAATATTTGGAACAGGCTCTGATTTAGAAATATATCACGATGGTTCTGGCTCAATAATACACGACAATGGAACTGGTGCGCTTTTAGTAAGAACAAATAATTTTAAAGTTAATAATGCTGGTAATTCAGAAAAAATCCTGCATGGTGTAGAAAATGGCGCAGTAGAACTTTACCATGACAACAGCAAGAAGTTAGAAACTACATCAAGCGGTGCGACAGTAACAGGCACGTTAGTGGCTGATGGTCTTACTATGGGGGATAGTGAGAGTATTACATTAGGAGATGGTAGTGATTTTACTATATTGCACAGCGGTAGTGCTTCTATAATAAGAGAAACAGGGGCGGCAGAATTATTTTTACAAGATAATCAATCAATTAAAATTACTAAAGTAAATGCCACAGAAACAATGGCTGTTTTCGTACCTGATGGAGCAGTAGAGCTATACCACGATGACAGCAAGAAGCTTGAAACCACATCAGATGGCGCAAGTATAACAGGCGACCTTACCTTAACATCAACCGATGCTGGTGCTACAGAGAACCCAACTTTAGATTTGTATAGAAACAGTGCTAGTCCAGCCGATAGTGATGTTCTTGGGCATATAGATTTTAGCGGTGAGAACAGTGCTGGTGAAAAGATAGTTTATGCACAAATAAACGCGGATGCCGCAGATGTTACTGATGGCACTGAAGATGGCAGAATGGATATATCTGTTATGTCAGGAGGCTCAGAATCCCAACGATTGATATTTCAAGGAAATGGTGTAACACGATTTGTTAATAATGATGTTGAAATTGGTATAGGTCTTTCTCTTAGATTTGAGGGTGCAACAGATGATACTAATGAAACGACCCTCACTGTCACTGACCCCACAAGCGATAACACCATTACCCTACCCGATGCCACAGGCACTGTTGCATTGCAAGAACAAGCATACCAAGCTATTAACGCACAGACAGGCACAACCTATACTACTGTTCTAGCCGATGGTGGTAAGCTAGTTACATTATCCAACGGCTCTGCAATCACCCTTACAATACCACCAAACTCTAGTGTGGCTTATCCTATCGGTACAAAGTTAGATTTTATTCAGATAGGTGCTGGTCAGGTCACAGTTGCTGGTGGCACTGGTGTAACGGTAAATTCAACACCAACCTTAAAGTTTCGCGCACAACATAGTGGAGCAAGTTGCATCAAGATTGCTACAGATACGTGGCAGTTGGTAGGTGACTTGGCATCAAGCTAATGAATGGTATTCCTTTAGGCATAATGGCATCTGGTCATAAGTTTGATGACACTATTACTTACACTGTTGGCAGTGTAAATACGAATGCTGACTCAGGTGATATTGCAGCACAAACAGTAACATTACCCTCAAATGCAGATAATAGCGATACTAATCCTATAGTAGTTATTGGTGTAAAAACTAATAGAGATGATAGCTCTGCTGAAACCGCAACATTTGTAAATCAGAGTAATTTTACAAGAACAGATTATAAAACAGGGACGAGTTCAAATGATGCTGGTCGTGTTGGTGTATTTATAGGTAATAATGGTCGGGGTGTTTCAAACGCAACAACGTTTACTGTTGATACAACAGACGAAGGATTTGCCCAAACACTTACTAGTTTTTTTATAAAAGCTACAGGGGCAAGCACAATTAGTCTTGTAAATTTAAGAGTTGTAAATTTTCACAACATAGAATTACGTCCACAAGGTGACGATGGTTCATCTAAAGGTGGTACAGTTGTAGCTGGTACAATAAATGTTGGAGACGTCATGGTTTTAGTTACTTATGCTTTTAATAATACAAGCGAAGATTTGCCCACTAAAGTTATACCCTCTGGTTTTACAGAAATATCAGATGCACCATTTGATGCTAATAACGAGTTTAGAGTTGTTTGCAGTTTTAAAACACATGAATCGAGTGATTATGGAAGGACAATTAGCACAATGCAAGGGGAAAGCGAAACAAATTGGCTTTATATTTTTAGAGGTGCGTAATGGAATTAGACGCAATGCTTTTCTGGAATATTATTCTTACGCTTGTGATTGCGCCTATTTTCTGGGCGTTCCGTCAGATGTATGCAGAGGTCAAACGATTACAGTTATTACTCAATGATACTAGAGAGAACTATGCAACCAAGCCAGAACTGCGAGATGATATGAGGCAAGTCATGGACGCATTACATAGGCTTGAGGATAAGCTAGATAGGGCGTTGGAGAAGCACTGATGGTTGACCCAATTTCAGCAATGGCGATAGCTGGGTCTGCTTTTAATGCACTTAAAAAGGGCGTTAGCATAGGCAGAGATATAGAGTCTATGGGCAAGAGTCTTTCGCAATGGATGTCTGCGGTGTCAGACATAGACCGCGCCCATCACGAGGCTAAGAATCCACCGATATTTAAAAAAATCTTTAATGCAAAATCTGTCGAACAAGAAGCTATGGAGTTGTTCACACAAAAGAAACAATTAGAAAACCAGAGAGATGAATTGCGTAGATTAATTAGTAGTATGTTAGGGCCAAATGCCTGGCAAGAATTAATTAAAATGGAGAGGGACATAAGAACCCAGAGACAGGAAACACTATATGCACAAAGAGAAGCACGTAAACATTTCATAGAGATTGTTGCGTTTTTGTTTCTTGGTGTGGTAGTTATTAGTTTTATTATATTTATGGCTTGGCTTTTTTCAAATAGAGGAGAGTTTTAATGGATGCTAAAATTTTAAAATGGAAGATTATGCCACGTCTTATGATGTTGGTAATGACCATCATGTATATAAAAGTTATAGAATGGGGAATGTCATTAGATGATTTAACTACACAGCAAAGTGCTATGATATCGGTAGTGTCAGGCGCAATGACAGGCGCATTTGCTGTTTGGTTAGGGAGTGAAAAATGATACAAGCATTGATAGGGCCAGTATCAGGATTACTAGATAAGTTTGTTGAAGATAAAGACCAGAAGAATGCATTAGCCCATGAAATCGCCACACTCGCAGAAAAACAAGCGCATGAAGCAGCCCTCGCGCAAGTCGAAGTCAACAAGCAAGAAGCCCAGCACAGGTCAATATTTGTTGCTGGATGGCGTCCCTTTACAGGATGGGTCACTGCGTTCGCGTTGGCGTACCACTTCATCATTGCTCCGTTTATTCTTTTCGCAACTGCGATTGCTGGTATTGAAATACCTGAACTACCTAATTTCGACATGGAAACCTTAACAACTATTCTTCTTGGTATGCTTGGATTAGGTGGATTGCGTAGCTTCGAGAAGTACAAGGGAGTATCTAAATGAGAAAGTTTGCCAAAGTTGCTAAGACTAAAAAGGGTGTGCCAAAGAAGTATGTGCGCGGTGCAAAGAATCCTAAGAAAAGAGAAGAAGAAATAAAGCGTACCTCAAAACTATATAGACAGGGTAAACTTACACCAGCTATGATGGATAGAATTAGTAAGATAAGGAGCAAAGGATGAGCAAAGCAGCTGTTATAGCAAAGTATTCTAAGTCATCTGGTATATCCAAAGGCACGTTAGGTAAGGTATATAAAAGAGGATTAGGTGCATATTATTCGAGTGGTAGTAGACCCAAAGTATCAGCGCATCAGTGGGCAGCTGGGAGAGTTCGCAGTTTTGCAACTGGCAAGGGTGGCGCACGTAAGGCAGATGCAGATTTAATCAGAGGCGGTAAAAAGAAAAAGGCAAAAAAGAAATGATGACGAAACAGCAAAAGGCAAAGGTCAAGAAGGTAGCATCTGGCTTGCGTAAGGCATCACGTTCTCATGCAGGGCAAGCTAAATCATTACAATCTTTATTGAAAAAGAAAGGTAAAAAATAATGCCAGGTAAGAAACTTTCCCCGAAACAAAAGAAATTAGCTAGAGTAGCCTCACCAAGAGATAAGATTACTGGTGCTGATTTTAAGAAACTTAAAAAGAAAAAGAAATGAACCTAGATAAATTAAGAGAAGAGTTAGCTGAAGATGAGGGGTGTAAGTATGAGATATACCTTGACCATCTGGGCTTGCCTACATTCGGTATCGGACATTTAATTACCAAAGATGATCCAGAATGCAATTTGGAAGTAGGCACAGTCATAGAACAAAGCCGTGTGCAGTCTGCTTTTAATTTAGATATAACAGTTACCATAGAAGATTGCCATAGGTTATATAAAGATTTCAATGAGTTACCAGAAGAAGTTCAGTTAATAGTTGCAAACATGATGTTTAATTTAGGCTATCCAAGACTATCCAAGTTCAAGGGCATGAAGGCAAATGTAGATGCAAGAGACTGGGCTGGTGCAGCAGATGAGATGGTAGATTCAAGATGGTACACACAAGTAACAAACAGGGCTAGACGTTTGGTTGAAAGAATGAGACAGGTAGATGGTAGCGAAACGGTTTCAGAATCCTAGTGGTGGTTTAAACAGGGCTGGTAGAGCGCATTTTAAGCGCACTACTGGTGCTAATTTAAAGCGTCCTGTAAAGTCTGGAGATAATCCAAGACGTGGTAGTTTTTTGTCAAGAATGGGTAATATGAAAGGGCCAGAACGTGACAGTAAGGGAAAGCCTACACGATTACTACTTAGCCTTCGTGCGTGGGGTGCAAGTAGTAAAGCTGATGCTCGTAAAAAAGGAAAAGCAATCAGCAAACGCAACAAAGCCAAAAAGAAAAAAGGAGACTGATATGCCAGGACATTACGGTGGTGGTATGATGAAGAAAACTAAGAAAGCAAAGAAGCAAGCTGCAACAGCTATTTCTATGAAGAAAGCTAAGAAGAAGCCTAAGAAGAAGATGTAACGTCAGACTGCTCGTTAATACAATTCTGGCAGATAATATTTCTGGTTCTTACAAACTCTATAAGTTTCTTAATAGGTAGCTTTATATAGTTTCTTACAAGTCCGTCTGGATGCCTGAAGCATAATGCTTTGTGTGATTTATTGTATCCGCAGCTTTGGCATCCTTGTGACTCTTGATATTTATTAAGCCAGTACCTTCTTCTTTTGTATCTGAGATAATATTTTTGTTGTCTTGCT